ATGCTAACTTATACCCCTATAAGTTTCCGTACGTTGATATCCCCAGAGGGGATTCGCATTTAAACGCGTTTGTACGCTTTGCAACACGCCGCTAGATAAGGGACAGCGGATAGGGGGGTAAGACGCGTTCTAGGGGCATTTACGCGCGATTACGGGCCATTGTCGTTTAATGTTCGCGGAGATCACACCACCCCTTTTTAGCCTTTGGGGGAGATCGGACAATTTATGTCCTATGGCAACCATGCACCGGACAGAGGGAAAGTCAACTGGTGCTCATAACTTTCTTACTAAGTAAAACTCTTTTCTTACTACTTTCTTTCTTACTACATTCTTTCTTACTACATTCTTTCTTAATACATTCTTATATATATATTATATTATATATATATTATATAAGAGTGTGGGGAACTGAGCGCGAAACAGCGGACCGGACCGAGCGCAATCTGGCCGCAAAAATTTGACAGGGGAGGGGGCGGGGATAGATCGAAGCACGCCCATGGGGAAAACCGCCATAGTTGCCGCACCACGTGCAACACCGCAAGACCATGACCAGAATTTAGGCGGCGGCGACCCGCGCAAGCGTGAGCTGATTGATGCGGCGGTGAGGGCGCGGGCCCTCTGCGGGGCGAAGGCGCGGCCCGTGCCCGAGTTGCTCGAGGGATTTCGCACGCTCATGGAACTCGGGATGCCGATGAAGCACGCGGCCAACGCGCTCAAGATCGGCGAGACCACGCTCCACGAATGGATCAAGACGCGCGGAGATTGGGCGGAGGCGGCTGAGACTGGGCGCGCGGCGTTCGTCGCGGAGCACCTTCAAGGCATAACAGAAGCCGCTAAAAAAACGTGGCAAGCGCGCGCGTGGTTGCTCGAGCGATGCCAGCCCGAATATTTCAGCAGGGCCCGAGAGATCGCGATGGGCTCGGCGATGGGCGGCGCGCTCAGCACCACCATATTAGCCCAAATGGCTAGTCAAGAACCTGTAGATGCCGCCGTTTTTACAGAGGGGCAGAAGGTTATAGGTACTAACCGGAACGACCAGTTGACCAATGCCGAACCACCACAACAAGTCATCGATATCAGCGAGCACAAGGACGACCATAAATCTTCCGGAGAGGGGGCCACCACCCCCCCCTCCCCCCTGCCACTAACTGTATCCCCCCTTCCTAAAAAAATTTCACCTAAAAAGGCCCCCCGTCAGAGTCGTTCTGCCAAGGGCCGGACAGCAAATGTCCCAGCCTCCCCCTCTAACGAGTCCGATCCGTTCGCCTAGGATGAAGCACACCTACGATCTCAAAATCTATAATGGCCGAATCAAAGTCTATGTGGACGGCTTTGTTATGTTCAGCTTCAACCAAATAGATTTCAAGGGCTACTACACTTACAAGGATGACACCAGCCTCTACGGCATTGATGTTTACCTAATTGAAAGCAGCGGAGGCTCAGGGGGTTCGACCACTATGGAGATCTACTTCAAGACCAAGGAGAACTGGCTGGGCGTTCTTGGCCTTCTGGATCAGCACCTATGATTCCCTTGCAAAATTCAGCCAACCAGAGGTTGGCTGAAGATGCCCGTCAGAGACGTTCCCGCCAAAATTACATAATTTGTCCTAAGAAATTTATCCTTGGGCCCTACAAGCCCCTATAGGCAACGATCCATGGCCCAAGCAAAACGACAGACCGGAGGCGGGCAAGCCCTCGATCCCAAGCTCATAGCGTCGTTTAAGACCGATCCTGCGGCCTTCTGTGCTCACTTTTTCAAGCTCACTTTTTACGACTGGCAAAAGAAAGTGCTGGGAGACCTAGCTGCCAAAAAGAGGGTATGCCTCAAAGCGGCCAACGGAAGCGGCAAGACCTCACACGTGGCGGCTCCCATGCTGATCTGGTGGTGCAGTCGATTCCCCAACTCTCAGGTGGTCACGACGGCGGGCGTTTACCGACAAGTCCGCGATCAGCTTTGGCAGCAGATTAACCAATGGGGGTCGGTCCTGAATGGGTGGGCTGTTAACTCAACCGACCTGATAGCCCCCAACGGATCTCGGGCGATTGGGTTCAGCACCGACGAGCCCAACAAGTTTGAGGGCTGGCACAACGAAAACCTGCTTCTGATATTTGATGAGGCCAAATCTATCCCAGAAGGGATATGGCACGCAGCGGAGCGTTGTCAGCCCACCGCGTGGCTGGCCATGAGCTCCACCGGAGGGATCGACTCGCGATTCGCCCAGCTATTCCTGAGCCCCAAGAGCAAGTGGGAAAAGCATTCCGTCACGTCCTACGACTGCGAGCACTTGGCCAAGACGAGCTGGATTCAGGACCAGATCGACGAGTACGGGATGGATCACCCCTTGGTGCGGTCCATGATCTTTTCCGAGTTCATCTCAGAGGGGGACGGCTCCACGGTCCTGACGCTTGAGAAGCTGCGGAAACTTCGAGATGCCAACGTCCAGCCCCTAACCAGCCAGCCTTACGCATTTATTGATTGGGGAGGCGGGGGCGATGAAACCGTCATTGCCATCCGCAGAGGAAACCAAGTTCAGCAGCCGATAGCTTGGTCAAGTGCCAACACCATGGCCACCGTGGGGCGCGCCATCAACGAGCTGAAGGCTGCGGGCGTTAAGGCCGATAACGTGTGGGCGGACGATGGCGGCTTGGGCAAGCCCATGAATGACCGCATGAGCGAGCAGGGGTGGCACATCCACCGCTTCAACTTCGGGGCCAAGTCCCGCAACCCCTCCTACATGAATAGGGGCTCCGAAATCTGGTGGGAGCTGGCAAGGCTGGTTGAAAAGGAGCAGGTCATCCTGCCCAAGGACGACGTGATGGATGCCCAGCTATGCGGCAGGAGGGTGCGGGTCAACTCGTCCGGAAGGCTAGGGCTGGAGCCCAAGGAGGAGATGCGGAAGCGAGGGGCCTCGTCTCCGGACCGAGCCGATGCGGTGGCGGGGGTGTGTGGGGCCGTTCCGATATCTGGGGTGTTGACGGAGTTTCAAACCGACATTACATCGCAGAGTAACGAAGAGTTATTGCCACACGTTGTCGCGGAACGGGAGTTCCTTGAGGACGTGGGGATCTTCGCAGGAGGCTGAAAAATGAATGTATGGAATTGGGTGACCCAGAATTGGACCGAAATCGTGGCGGCTGTGGGCGGCATTGTCCTTGCGGCCCGCATCATTGTGAAGTTAACCCCGACCCCAGCGGACGACACGATTCTGGAAAAGATTGTGAACTTCCTCAAGGGAGTGGGCCTTCAAATTAAATGAAGCAATTTTGGGACAAAAAAAATCCCAATAAGTCTTCGCAGCCGCTTTCGCAAAAGGCGAAAGAATATGCGAAGGACAGGGCACGCTCCTCTGGTCGGCCCTATCCGAATCTTGTCGATAACGCTGCCGCCAAGCGGAAGTTTAAGTTTGGAGCGGATTGATGGTGGACAAAGACCGGATGGCCTGCAACAGGCCCCAGCGCACGCCCAGCGGCCCGAAGAAATTCGTCGTGAAGGCTTGCTCGGGAGGGACTGAAAAAATCGTCCGGTTCGGTGATCCAAACATGAAAATCAAAAAACACATTGCCGAACGGAGGGCCAGCTTCCGCGCCCGCCATAATTGTTCCGATAAAAAGGACAAGCTCAGCGCGGGTTACTGGGCGTGTAAGTCGTGGTGACCCGATGTTCCGAGCCATTCTTGAAATCATTTCGCGACTTCTCGGGTTTTTCCCAAACCGAAACGAGCTCGACGACTCTCACGCAAGAGGTGAGTGGCGCAAGAATCGCGATTCCATTGATCGGGATCTTGCTCCTCAGCCTTGGTGGCTGCGCGACAACTCAGCCCGTGGCGAGGACGAGCGGCAACACTAGCCGACTGATGACGATGCCCGAATACGAGCAGGTCCGTTCCTCCAATGAAGATGTCAAACGCTGGGCCCGCGAGGCCCTGCACACGGTCAATGACCTCGAGTACGAGGTGAGGAGAGGGCGATGAAGGAACGCAGGGAAATCTATCGGCTATTAATGGATGACGTTCGGGCCCGCACGGGATGGGAGGAGCGTCAGAGGCTTTGGTATGAGATGCGGCATAACGGGCTTCGCCGAAAGAAGAAGCTGCCTTGGCAAGCCGACCTTCATTATCCGCTGGCCGACTCCCTGATCAACAAGCTCAAGCCTTTTTATTTTCAGCAGGTCTATGGAAACGAGCTTGCCGCCACGTTTATCCCGATGAACGACCAAGCCGACGAGGCTTTGGCGCGGCAGATGAGCATATGGTTTGATCACCAGATCAAGCAGCGTTCCAATTTTGAGCAGGAGATTCTGACCTGCATCGACCACACCCTCACGCAGGGTCTTGGCTATTTGAAGATCAGTTGGAGTGAGGACAAGAAGACTGTTTCTTTCGATGCAATCGACCCGATCAATATCATTTTACCATATTATACTATCGACATTTCCAAGGCGGACCGGATCTGTCACGTCATGCAGATGAGCTTGGATGCATATAAATCCAACGAGCTCTATAATCAGGACCTGATTGACAAGATCCGTGGCCGCGAATCCGAGGGCGCAAGAGCCACCACGCTTGAGGACACCAAGTTCCGTCGCGAGGGAATCACCGTAGGAACTGAGAGTGATCAGGTTGTGATCTGGGAAGTTTACGAGCGCGACGAGGATGGAAAGATTCATGTCCACACGTTCTCTCCAGTAAGTCCGGAGGATGACGTGAGGCCGTCGTTTGAGCTCCCATACAAGCATGGGGAGCTTCCGTTTGTTTCGTTTGCCACAGAGGTGAAAGACAAGGGAGTGTATTCGGGGCGCGGGATCTGTGAGATGGTCGCTCCGTTCGAGGCGTTTCTCTGCAAGCTGCTCAACGAAAAGGCGGACGCAATGACGCTTTATAACCGTCCGTTGTTCCGCTGCGAGCAGGACATTCCTAACACCAATAACCTTCGGTTTGGTCCTGCCACAATTTTGCCAGTCGGAGTGCAGCCCGTTCCGATGCCGCAGCCGCCCATCAGTTTTGACCAAGAAATGATCAACCAGCGGATGATCGCGGAGTATCTGACCTCCATGCCAGACTTTGGGCTGGCCCAGCAACAGAACTCCAAGAACGCCCGCACGGCCACCGAGGTGTCGCAGATCGGCACTTTGATGGGCCAAAGCACGGACCTTCGGGCCCGTATCTTCAGGCTGAGCTTGGGCAAGGTCTATCGTCAGGCTTACGGGGTTCTCTGCCAGTTCGCCAAGAAAGAGCTCCGCTATTTACATGGAAACAGCTATCGCAGTTTGCCCGAGCAGGCCGTCGGGGATCACTATGACGTGATGCCCAGCGGAAGTGCCGACGGGGTGAACAAGGCTGTTCAG